GGTTCTTTTAGCCGGCCCATACTCTTTGGCTCTCTGTCCATTGATTAGTTTCTCTGCTTCTCTTAAGAAAAATTCTCTATCTTTTTTCATATGTTAAACCTATGTAATGCATTTGATTCGATTATGTGTAATGATTTTTTAGCACGAGTTGCTCCCACATAGAAAGTTCTTATCTCAGAATCTTGATCTAAGCTTTCTACACAGGCCTTAGTTGAGTCAAGAAGTAGAGCTACGTTATCCGCCTCTCCACCTTTGGCTTTGTGAATCGTCGATATCCGAATCCTCGGAGTCCCCGTTAGAATCCTCTCCCCTCGTCTCCTCACTGACATTATGTATGCTGTCTCTTGATCCGAGACTTTCAAGACTTTCTGCCACGGTGTCTCGTGTGAGACGTTCAAAGAGCAACTCTCTATAATATCGTTTAGAGTATAAGTTTGTTCTGGATCTAGGGAGGATAGGGTTTTTCTCCCAGACTTGGATATAATATTCGGGTTCAATATCTTCGCAAAGTTCTTCAGTTCTGATGCAGACAAGCTTTGGTTTTTGCATAGTTTAAGCCATACCTCTATTCCGTTAATAACATTTGGGGAAATTGACCAACCAGTGCCTTCTCTCCAGTAAAGATATCCATCTTCCTTGAGACGATTACATACTTTATTTGTGATATAATTAGTTCTCGCAAGTACCAACCATTCGCCACTAGTTAAGTCTACATCAAGTATATCTCGATGCCATGTTATCGTGCCATCTTTTTTAGTGGGTTGCCAATCTTTTGTTTGTCTGGTAGAGACTTTTTTTATCAAGCTCTGTGAAAAATCATGCACGGCACTCGGTACACGGAACGATCTAGTAAGAAATAATTTGTCTTCGCATGAGTTTAAAAAATCAGAAACTCTTACACCCATCCATGTATAGATAGCTTGATCATCATCTCCCGCATAATAAACTTTCTTTGAGTTAGGAACTAAGACTTCCTTAACCATTCGCCATTGTAAAGGAGCTAGATCTTGTGCTTCATCTATTATAAGTAAATCAAACTTAGGAGAAGTTCCTTCTTCAATAAACTTCTGTATCATATCAACAAAGTCTAATTTATTTTTTACATCCTTATAATCTTTATAAGCTTTGTCTAACTTCTTTAGTTCTTGCCAATGTAATGTATGATCCCAAGCATCGTTGAATTGTTGCTCAAGAGATACTTCTCTTACACGAGCCATTTGTACCAGAGATAAATACTTATCCCCACCTGCTCCTATCTGAAATAAAGGTCCCTCTTCTAGGTTAAGTGTAGGTGCCGATCTAAACTCTAAACCAACAAGTTTACCTAGATCATTATAGTCTGATCCTTTGAATACTTTTTTTGTGTCTAAACCTAGCCATGTGAAAGCAAGTGAATGTAATGTTCTAAAGTAGATCATTTGTTTTGTATCTAGACCTAGTTCTATAGCGGCCCTATCTCTTGCTTCTGTAGCAGCTTTACGACTGAAAGACATGAAAGCTATCTTAGTAGGATCCATTCCATCTTGAATACTCTTCTTGATGATATCAATGAGTGTTGTTGTTTTACCTGTCCCTGGAGGTCCAAAGATTGCTGTTTCTTTCATGCCCACTTAGTCCAATCTATAGATTCTTCGCCTGTTTCTATATAGTTTTTTATCATCTCTATATTTCTATTCATCTCTTGATAGAAGACTAACTCTGCTCTTTCTTTTCTAGTTAAGGAGTAAGGTTGCTTTCTTATAGTTTGTTCAACGACTCTAAATGTGTGTTGATATTCTTCTAAGACTTCGATGCATGTTTGATATTTCTTTTTCAAAACGGTGTCTCGCTAGATTCTATTTTAATGTTTTCTATTTCAACTTCAGAAGCAAACTCTGGGATACTCCAAACACGAATTGTTTTAGAATTACCCGTGGATGTTTTAAATCTTTTGACAACAGAACTATCGCCATTGTTTATCTCTTTCAGTCTCTCTTGTACTTGTGCTCTGGTATAAACATCAAACTTCTTTTGTCTCATAAACTCCATTAAAGATTCAAGTCTGAAGTATGTCTTGCTTTCTTCTGGTTCAGTATAAGGTTTACCCAACATGACTTCTTCAAATGTTTGTGCTTGAATTCTGCCTGTGCAATAAGTTTCCAACAGAGATATAAACTGTCCCTTGTAAGTAAGTTCTTCAGGTACGTTTATTTCATTACAGTTCTCTAACAAATTATTTATTTGTTCTTCCCACAAACTGTCTTTTAATTTAGGAGGCATGAAGTTTAGTTGTTCCATACATGCTCTTTGAAAAAGTCTTGGAGTTTGTAATTCATCTGTTGTTAGTTCTAATCTTCTTCCACCTATATCCACGAACCATAGTCTAGGTTCTGATAGAATAACAGACAGACCACTAATTGTTGGCATCGAACTTACACCAATACCATGTTTCAATGTTCTACACACACCTTGATTACAATGAGAAGACATAGGTTCTTCTTTACAAAGATACTGATATTCTTTTTTTTCCAATGTGTTTTGTATAGCTACAACTTCTTGTGCCGATAAAGGTGGAGTAAAATCTTTTGAGTTATGTTCTTCTAGTTTTGATTTCCAATCTTCGGGAAAAGCTTTCTGTAAGAAAACTCCAAGATGAAAAGCAGCTCTGTTTCTACCACCTTCGAAAATACCCATTGACAATAATGAACGTAAGCACGGAACATAGTTTGGATATAAATCAACTGGCCCACCAATAGGTATTTTTAAAAAGTCATTCGGATCTGTTTTTATTCTTTGTATTTCTTCGATGAATTCTTGTAATGTCGCATCCTTATACTCTCCCTCGCTTTTGAGTATTGCATAGCGGAATGTTTGCTCCGAGTCAAAATACGGCAAATTAATGAAGTTACCCACATCGCCCCGCTCGACAAGAACCTGTTCTTGCTTTGGGAATATCTCACACCTACCGTGCCCAAGAGCAGCAGATATTTCAGCAGCCTTGTCTCTAAAATCACTCGCATTCATCCACTCCTTAAAAAAGAAAAATATATGTGCCCCTCCCGATTTACTTCGGCACACGATGCACGGAACATGGAATTTCTCTAGTTTATCTATTAATTCATTATGATCAAGAGGGTATTGATCAATATCTAAAGCACCAAACTTACACTTGTTATCTTCATTGATTGGGATAGCACCGACACCTTGTTTACCTTCTATGTGTCTCTGTACTAATTCCAGAGTTAATGGATTTCTTACAATGTAAGACTTTGCTTTTTGTTTGCCAGCCATACGTTGTGTTGATACTTCCGTCTGACCATGTGCTGTTCGAAAGCCTTCAAATGCTTTCAATAATTCTTCTGCTAAATTCACTCTTCACTCCAAGAAAAAAAGAGCCGTGACTTGGAGGACGTAGCCACGGCTCTAGTTATTAAAACGGTACTTCTTCTTCTGACTTGCTAGCCATCTCGTCGGCAGAAGCAGCAGCCATTTTAATCTCCCCTTTTCTAAAACTTTGATACATAGTTCTAGCTTCTAACATCATAGCTTCTAGTTCTTTTGATATCTCAGTCACACGATCAACCTTATAGTTATACCAACTACCTTGATCGTTACTTTCTGCAATAGTCGTAATAGACCATGCAGTTCCGTATAAAGGCATAGGCTTACCCGAAGGTAATCTTATACCATTCTTCATTGTGTTCCATCTACGAGACACTTTTAATTGTGTCTTCTTCATATCAAGAACGGCTGGAGAACATTGTTTTGTTTCGGGATCCATCACTTGTACAAGATGTTGATGGGTTCTAACCAACTCATTACCAGAAGGCAAAATTTCTGCCGCACCTTCACGAGTTGTAAGAGTTATATCTTTATCGTCGGGAGATAGTTCTCTGATAAAACCACCACCACTTGATCTAAGTGCAAACTCCAAGAATTTCTTTTCAAAGAAACAAGGTACAACGATCACACCTTCATCTGCTTTGTAGACTTGTTGTGATACTGTATTAAAGATATCGCCTTGCTCAGCTCCCTTTATATACATGCTATCTTGTTTATTTAATTGTGGTGATAATGCTTGTAGTATCCTTATAAAAGGTATTTGCATATCATCGGTTGTGAAGTTTTCAAGACCAGCACCTGCCTCTTCTTCAAGTAATGAAGATAAATTAGATACTGCTACTTCTGTCTTTGCTTTTTGTGCTACTGCTTGGGACATTACTGACCTCCTTTTATTTTTGCACGGTTACCAACATAGACTCCAAACGTATCGTAGTTGACTTCTTTGCCTTCTTCGATTCTGTTCTTTACCCATGTCCTTAGAGTCATCGGATGTATGTGGGTCTTTTGATTAGGATTAAGTCCTTGCTTTGATAAATCATCAAGCACGGCTCCCGCTACATTATCTTGACCCATTCCGAATTGGACGACAACTTCGTTCTTAATTATATCTGCTTCTCCAATAGAACGTAGGAAGGCAAAAGCTTCTGCCTTCTTATCCTCTGGAATACGAGCCGATACAAATTTTTCTACGGAAACTTTGTTGCCATCAACTGTAAGACTTTCAACACCTAACTCTTCCATTAATGATGGGATGTCCTCTTCATCAACAGTTCGTTTTTTGTATTGTAAGTCTTTCAGATATTTTTCGGCATCCTTGACCTGCTTATCGAGGTCAACAGATTGCCTTATAAGCGAAGATAGTCTTTTGGTACCATCTTCTCCAACCTTATCAAATGCTTGAGGGTTGGCAGCTTCTTCTTCAAACAGTGAAAACACATCACTCATCTTTCTCTCCTTCTTGTTTAAAGTTCATACCCTTCGGTAGTAGTACTAGGTTTTATCCCCTAGCGAGATGATTGTCAATAGAATTTATTTGAGATTTTTTCCACAAGTATTCTTGCTTTGTAAGAAAAGATATCTGTCCTCCTATTGACCTGTCACTTTCTTCTGAAAGTTCCTTAAGCATTGTCCATGTCTTGATGGGCACTGCTACTGATTTCCATTTTTCTGAATCCATTTTAGTTTCCTTCCTTTAACCATTTTTTCACTTCAGACAACTTCCATATGGGTTGTCTTACAGGAAGATCTAAAGGTTTTGGAAAGTTTCTATTTTGCACCCAGTTCCTTAATGTGTCTCTTGCTATGCCCAGTTCTGAACATATTTGTTTTCTAGAAATCACATCTAAACTTGATTCTACATTTTCCATGTTATTCTCCCTTTTATTTTTTATGCCTATTATTTAATATAATGTCAAATAATTTCTTATTTTATTTTATACTGCTTTCTCAAAATCTAAGTCAGCCTCACATTTTTGTATGGCTAAACTGCTTTCGAAAAGACATCTCTCAACTGCGAACTTCCAGGATCTTGCCGTAATGTCGGGATCATTTATAAATGTGTCTTTGTGTATTCTTTTTGTTATACCACGAACCATACCCACGGGTAGGAACTGTATCTTCCTTTCGGGTAAACAAACCAAAGCTAAAATATCACAATCTTCTTTTGTGTATGCTCTATTGGGATTACCTTTACTCGTTGTAAAACTATACTGCTTGCCAACACCGATACCTGCTTTATTTCTCTTGTACTTCTCATTCGTATGAGTTGATGTTTTAACTTCAATTCTTAATGCCATAGGTAATCCATGACCTTTGATCGCAATAAGATCTGTCCCGTCTTGTTTAACCAAGTCACAATGTACACCTAACATTGTTAGCTCAAAAGCTGTAAAAAGCTCTCCAGCTGTTCCTGTTAACTTTTCTTCTCTTATACCTTTAGCCATTCTAATACTTCCTCTCCTAAAGTTTTGTTTGCTATTTTATCCTTTTCTACCAAGGACTTAACGATGTGTACATCAACTGTGTTGGGGCACACCAAGTCAACATATAGCACTGGTTTATGTTGACCTATTCTATGACATCTGTCTTCTGATTGCTTTCTTGATTCCAGGTTAAAATCATTTGAGTAGTAAATCACGTTTGATGCAGCCGTCAATGTTATACCACGGCCCCCCGTTTGTGCATTACTGACAAAGAATCTTGTCTCTGGATTTGTTTGAAAGTTATGTATAGCCGAGTCTCTATCTTCTTGAGTTGTGTCGCCATAATAAGTGACCACGGAACCCGATCCATAGGTTTTAGCTAACTCATTTTTTATTTTCTTTATGTCGTATCTAAACCTAGACCAGATGATAATTTTACCTGTCATTTCTTCTACGACTTCCATCATGACTTTTATTCTATTGTTGGCGAGTTCTACAGTTTCCCCATCGTCGTTCACAAGATATCCACAAAGTAATTGTTGTAGTCTTAACAATCTTGTCATGACTTCGGGAGCCGTAACCATGTCGCCTTGTTCTAAAAATATGACAGATGTTTTCTTCATACTATGGTAGTGTTCTTCTTGAGTAGACGTTAGTTCAACTTGTCTGGTTGTATAAATCTTTTCTGGAAGATCTAATGCTTCTTTCTTTGTTGTTCTATGTGCAAAGATCTTTAGCTTTTGTGTTAGTTCATCTAAGTTTTTGTATCCAACCACTTGATTAAAACTATGGTTGCCCATTCGTTGTTGTCTGACAACGGCAAACCGACCCTGGAAAGACCAATAGCTATCATATCCCAAAAGTCTTTTGTTTAGAAAAGCACATTGTGAATAAAGATCCAAAGGCGATTGTGTGATCGGAGAACCTGTCAGTATTCTTTTGTACTTGGCAGTCTCTCCAAATTTCATGATTGCTTTTGTACGTTTCGCTTTCGTATTTTTTATTGTTGTTGATTCATCAATGGCGAGTAAGAATTCACTTCTGTGGGTAAACGATTCAAGGAACACGGGTGCTTTCTTGGTAACGAATGATTCAATATTCATTACCAATATTCTAAATTTATTTCTGTTACTTACACCTTCCGTTAATCTTTTCTTTTCGTTTCTTGTAGAGTTAGCTTTCCATAAATAGATCTCTGGATCCATGTCCTCTGGCATATGTGTAGGTATTTCATTGTTTACCCAATTCATGTACACACCTTTTGGTGCAACAATGATTGCTGTGTCAATAAGTCTGTTTTGACATAGCCAATAGATGTTATCGATCAATACTTTTGATTTACCACATCCCATCTCCATGAAGTATGCAAAATTTTTCTTGTCATGTGATCGTTGCAAAGCCTCTTCTTGATGAGCATACGGCTTTGTCTTGTAATTGAAATTCATTTTGTCCCCTTATTCGTCGTTGTAAAGCGATGATCTTGCCGATCTTACTTCTGCTATCTTTCCTCTGTATGGTTCTTCGGGTTTAACTGCATCAGGATGGTCTGTCCCACTCCAATCTGATTCAGGTAATTCTCTTTCTTCTTCTGTTGTTAAGAATGGTCCCCAATAACCACCCCATCCGTCAAGAGAGTTTCTTTCTTTTCTTTTCCAACCCTCAAGCCGAGCTATCTTCTGAATCGTCTCCCCATCCGTCCCAATCTGGTTCGAAATGGATTGTGTATCCCTCCCCACTTCCCACATCCTCCTTGCTACTTTCACTGCTAGGTGTGGATGGTTTGGGAAAAGGGATGACGTTATCTCTATCTTCAGAGTGTACTTTTTTTTCTTCATTTTTATTGACCATCAATCTCCTCCTCTTCTTCAAGTCCATTCATTAATCCAAATTTAGCAGACTCGAGATGCCAAAGCACCTCGGCTGGGTCTTTCATGGTTGTTATCATACTGACAAAACCATCACTTCTTCTACCTACAATTAGAATATCTTCAAATTGTTGAGCAGCTAACTCACATACTGTAGGTACAGGTTTGAGAGTCCTTTTTATTTTATATGGGAAATTTATGACATTGTCACTCATTTTAGTTGAGAACCTTGGCAACAGTCCTCGACAACCATGTGACACAATACACATTGTTCATGTCCATGAATGTGAACTGTCTGCAATGTGCCTTGACACCTGGGACATCTCGGCAAGCAATGTGTCTTTATGTCTTCTTGTTTAATTTCTTTTTCTTCCATCTTTATTTATCCTATCATAAACTGTTAAATGACCATTGTATTTCATCTCAAGATATTTACTAGCTAATTTTCTAGCCTCTTGTGCTTCTTTGTCCATGCCCGCCGATGCAAACTCCACGGCTTCTTCTTCACATCTTTTTATTAATGAGTCGATAAGTCTCATAATCTTTCTCCTCAACTATATTATAGTCGCAGTCAACAAACACATATCCGTGGTGTTCCCAAATTTTTCTATCCTCTTCTTTTTTTAAAATTCTTTCTACGGCTCTTTCTTCGTTGTAATCATGTGCTCTGACAATTCTTTTTATGCTCGTATAAATTTCTATGTAATGTTTTTTTGTCTTTGCATAACTTAAAAGTTGTGTATTATATTTTCTCTTCATTATTTTTTCCCCTTTTTGTATGTGTATCTTACGCCATCTCTTGCCGATCCATGTTTGGCAATGTATCTAACGTAAGCATCTCCTCCTTTATCCATGATGTCTGCTAATGTGTTGTACCCACCCGTGAATGGTTGAATCGTAGGTTCATGGTACACACGACCATATTCTATTTCTTTCACGGCTTTTGGATCATCCTCAAACCATGTGTTGTCCTCTTTCTTTTTGTTCGCTTTCTTTAAATCTTTGAAAACCTTTGAGATCTGACTTCTCAAAGCTCTTTCACTATGGTTGTTTGTTATCTTCAATACTTGTCCTCCTTATTTTATTCTCGCATTTGTATTTAATTACATGTGGATATGGAACTATTGACGTTATCATGTCTGCCATCTCTTTTACTCTAACTCTGCATTTTTTTTCAGTTGTATATCCATCGGGTTCAATCGTATCGTTAATTTGAAAACAAAGTTTCTCGTCTCCCGATCCATGAACCAAGGAGCAGATTAATAGCATAGCTTTGAACATTTAGATTCTGGTTTCGTTCAAAACTTTTTTCCAGGCCGACATAAGTTCCTCGGCATAGACATAACCTCCGTCTCTTTGTCTAAGATCATCACAGTTATCTGAGACAACCCTTTCTAGTCGGTTAATCGCTTCTTCTATAGGCATGTCTAGTCTTCTATCTAAAGTTTCCATTTCATACTCCTATGTTGTTAATTAATTTTCCTAAATTATCTTATAAAAGTCAAGTGATTTAGCTTACATAGTGTTTCTCTCATAATTTTTGTTTTGTTTTTTATTTTTTAAAAAATGGTGTAACAGGTGTAACAATGTAACAAGCACTCTGTAACCATTGGTTTTACTAGGGTTTTGTGTTACACTTTGTGTTACAGTTGTTACACTTCTACTAGGACAAGATGAAGCCGCAAACATTTTTTTCTGTTTTGAATTGAAAAAATATGAGAAAAACCCTATTATAATTTCGTTATGGCAAAAGAAAAATTCCTTACCAACAGACAAAAAGAGTTTTGCAAACTTATTCTTGAAGGCATTTATAGTAATGCCGAGTGTGCAAGACGAGCAGGTTATTCCGAAGGGCAAGCTAACAAGACTGCAAGTCTTTTGCTTAATGGTCGTGATTTTCCTTTGGTTACTGAACATCTTAAAGAACTCCGAGAAATTAGAGAGAAAAAATATGGTGTATCTGTTATTGGTCAACTCAAACGATTGAGTGATTTAAGCCATGGAGCAGAAGAATCGGGTCAATTTAGTGCAGCTATCAATGCCGAGAAGATAAGATCTTCACTTGGAGGCTTAACTGTTGATCGAAGAGAAACAACACATCACTTAGATCAATTATCTCGAGAAGAAATAGTTGCAAGACTTGCCGAGATTAGAAAACAACATCCGTCTGCTTTTATTGAAGGTGATTTTAAGGTGGTCGGAGAGGATAAGGGGAGGACAAAACTCTCCGACCAAACATAAGCAATTCCTGATATTGCTCCGTGCAATTTCTGTTTAGCATTGTTTTTTCTGAAAAGTCAAGCAACTTCAATATTATTTCTTTTACAATGATCTTCTAACTGTTCGATAACATTATCTATACAGTCTTTTATTAAGATAGAACTTCCATCAGTATCCTTTGGAAACCTATCAAACTTTGTGTGTTTAGCCATTTTTCTTATGTCATACATATCGCATAATATATCTTCAATATTCATTTCATTAAATGCCATGTTTGTGCACCTCCTCTTAAAACCTGGGTTCGTGAAAAATACCTTTGTCAAGTAAATCTTTGTAATACAATGCTTTCAGTTGATATCTTTTCGCATCTTCATACTTATCTTCCCATTCACAATTGTATTGTAATTGTCTAAGACGTTTATATTCTGCATTGCAATCTATTAAATGGTTAGTCATTCTCTCTTCTCCCTTTCTCTTTTTTCCTCTTCTTTACATTCATCACAAACTTCACGACCTTCGGGTGGTTCATCACACCAAAAGGTCTGTAAGCAATCACAACATTCATACTCGCCCATTAGTCTTCTCCTTCTAAAAAACAAGCACCTTGAATATTTAATTCATTGTAAAGAAACAAACCAAAGTCATAACCTTCTTTATAGTAATGATGAGATTGAGCATCATTTCTTTGACCATGTACTAAAGCATCTGTTACTCCGTCTTTAAAAGCACTAATAACAAAATTCTTTTTAATTTCTTTTTCTAATTCAATTAGATTCATTCTTCATATCCTCCTTAACATTTTTAAATAAAAAATACACTTGACCTTCTTCTTCGTCCCCCACATAAACTTCTTGAAAATCAATTTGTGAGGGTTCTATTGTTTTCCATATAAGATCAAACAATTTTTTCTTATCCATTCTTCATATCCTCCTTTAAAGCTAAACCTATTTGCATTGCTATTTGGGGAACTATTGCATTCCCTAACATCCTTAATCTTTGAGGTCTGTTTTTTTGTTCGACTGTGACTCTTGGGACTCCTCGAGGTTCGTCCATCCAATAGGATAACCCATTAGCCACTCCGTCCAATTCGCATTGAGTCTGCCGTCTCCCTCTTCTTGGAAAATCTTGTGAGCCAAGTCCACTTGTCTGCCGTCCCTCAATCTCTTCTTGTAGTATTCGTGATTCCCGTTGTAACTGTGTTTCACTAAACCTGCATTCGGTGTCGGGTATTTCCACTCCTTCATTCGAGGTGGTCGAAGAGTCACTCCGTTCATCATCGCTTGAGCCTCTTGTTCCGTCAGTTCTCCGTTCTCCACTTTCTTTCTGAAGATCAATGTCATTCCCTCCGAG